TAACAGCACTGGGCGTACCGTTGGTATGGGTGCCGGTGAGCCGCATGTTGACCTTCAAATACCGCTTGGAGCCGCGGTAGCCAACTTCGTACACGCCACTGACGTCATTGTTTCCGGACGTCTGTGTTTGCACAAATGTTCCAGTCGCATGACCGCTGATGGTCGAGCGGCCGGACGGGAAGGACAGGTCGCTGTCAGCAACAGCAGTGTAGGTGCTGTTGTCCACCGATTCCTGCAATTCGGCTTCGATGTAAAGCGAGCCAGACTGGGTATCGTTAAACGTGCCAATATCGACACGAGCGACAACGCTCTCAAATCCCTGCGTATCGCATGCTGAGCTGAGTGCCGTTGCAGTACGAATCGCTGGAGCGAGCCCACGAGTGGGCTTTAAATTATGAACTAGATCTCTTGTTGCCATGTGATGGTTTTCCTTTCTGGGTCAGCACCTGATTAGGTGAGCACCTGCAATTTAATGGCGTCAAAGTCCACAACGTCTCCACCAACTCGCGCACGAGTGTAAAAGAGAACATTGGGTTTGCTGGTCAGGTTGTCGCGAATCGTGCTCATGCCGACGCGGTCAACGATCTGGTAGCCAGCTTTGAAATCTCCAAATGCCAGGGCGAGGGCGCCCGCTCCTACTGCTGGCATGTCGGTGGCGTATACCAGCTCATAGCCAAGCAGCGGTGTGTTATTAAAGTTTCCGTTCAAGATCGGCTGGAAGATGTATCGACCGTTGCCGTCCTGCAGCAACATGATCGAAGAGATCGATTGACGCTGCACAAGGAACTTCGCATTTGCCTGGTACTTGTCCTTGATCGCAGTGATGATCTTGACCAATCCCGTATAGGTGAAGGCACCGCTGGAAGTCGAACCGATCTGCTCCAACTGGCTGCCCCAGGTCGTGCCTGACGCATAGGTCGTGAGACCACGCGGCTGACCAACACCGGTGCCGGCAACGAACGCAGTGTTTTGCACACGAGCGAACTTGTCCGCAATCTTGCTGGCCAAATAAGCGCTGATGTCGATCATGCTGTCTTCGAGCATCTGGGTCGTAACCACAGGCTCTGCATACAGCTCATAAGCAGGGATCGTCTTGCGGGCGATCTGCATGGTCGTAGTGGAAGTGACCGGACCGCGCTCTGCGACCCAGCCTGCTCCCACGTCATTGGGGTCTTCTGGAACCACAAACTCGCGCGTGCCGATTGCCTGTACACTGGCAACCTGACGAATGGGCGAGGTTTCGAAGACTCGCGCTACAACTGCATCAGCAATTGTCGGCGGCATGATCCAGTAGCCACCATCGGGGTCAGAGCCGACCGAGAGATCCTTGCGAATCTCGGGCTCTAAGCCGTCTTTGTCGATCCGTAGGTATTGGCCGAAAGCATTCTCATACTTCTGGGTTTGCTCTTGGTTTGGAACGTACAATTCGGCCGCAACACGAATGCTGCCCTGCACATCACGACGTGCGCGGGCAAAGGTCTTCGCATCTTTCTCTGCTTTGCTGATCTGCTCGTCAGTCTGTACAGGACGTTGGGCTTTTGCCTGCGCTTCGTTGAACTGCTTCTGCAACTCTTCGTGCTTCGCGGAAATATCATCGGCCAGTTTGGCCATCTTGGACTCGAGTAACGAATCCTTTTCGGTGCGTGCTTTGTCGGCAGTGTGCTTGTACTCTTCGAAGTTCTTGCCGATTTGCTCGACACTACTCTTAATAAGCTCTAGGCTCATGTCGGAAATCCTTAAACTGTTGGTGAATTTTGGGAACTACTACGGCAGGCGGTGGAGAGTTTTACGCAGCTTTGAATATGTCTGCTACCGAGCGCACAGCTTTTGCTGTATCTTCTTCTGTTAGTACGTGTACTTTCGCGGCACTCTCAGAATTGTCTACTTCTTCTGCCTTCCCTCCCACAGGGTTTGGCAGGTTTACATCATTATGGGTATAGCCGCGCTTACTAAGGTCTTCAAGATGTCCGATTCCCTTATTGATCGCCGCTAGTCCCTGATTCATGGCATCTTGTGCCATTGAAATCTTTTGGAGCGAGTACGCGCTAAGGCTGCGACCCGACTTCTCGTTCTTCATGTCTGAATCCTCGTCTGAATCGTCATCGTCGTCACTGGACTGCGAGTCAATAAATCGGCTATACCAATCGCTCATCGCATCGGCGTACTGGCTGTAAGAGTCGCCAATCTCTGAGCGCTTGTCGTCGTCGCTCATGTCCGGGTCGTACATGGCATCACAGACAGCCGTCTGTAATGCACGCTCAATCGCCTGACGGTCATCAGACAGCGAATTATCTTCTAAGGCATCCTGGAAGTCTTTTTGCGACTTGTCGCCAGTGTCTATGCCATTCGCTTTGGCAGCTCGCTTAATCTTCGCGAGCACGGCCGCCTTTTCGCTCTCAGGAATACCCTGCGTTTGCGAGAACCGCGCTAGTGCGTTTCGGATGTGTGAAGCAGTCTTTTCTGGCGTACTGAACTTAATAGGCAGTTTCCAGGTCGACGTATCATTCTCGTCGCCCACGTAAGCGAAGCAGCTTGACGTCAGGTCTTCGCCTGCCACGCGCTTCGTTTTAGCGTCTGACTTTGCAGTAGTCACCGTAGCCTCCAGGTTGCTCTGGAATGTTGCAATGCTGTACTCTTTCAAGGCGACCTCTTTGAAATGCCTGACGCCTTCCTTGTAGTAGGAGCCGTCTTTGGGGACTACGAACCCGATAGAAAGCCCGGGCTTTGCGCCTGCGGCCAAGCCAGATTTCAGGAAACTCTGCGCGTAGCGGCCGAGTTCCGTGTCGGTCATTAGTCGCCCCTTTACGGAAAGCCCGAAACCGTCTTCCTGCGCTGCGAGGTTCCAACCCACCGGCTTTTCCCGGTCATGGTTCCACAGGATCGGTACTACACCTTTGTTGTGATCAAGAGTGCGCTTGAAGGCACCCTTGTCGATAATTTCGTTATCGCTATCTAGATTTCCGGTGACACTAGCGTACCCAGTAAACGTCCCATCATCTTCGACAGACTTCACTTCTAACTTGAAATTCTTTTGAAGCATGTGCTCTCCTGCCTCCCGGCAGTAGTGGATTTTTTGTTCGGGCTGCTACCGCAAACCCATATCGTCAATCAATTTGGAAAGCCATTCGGCTTTCTCTGCTGTCGAGATCATGTATTGATGGTGAAAATATGTGCCTGCGATACCCTTTTCCTTTTGCAGATCGTGGAGCGTCGTGACGTGCAGCCCATACTTTGCGATATTGCGCGAGAGCGTATAGTCATCGATCAAATGCTCACGAGTGATGCCTACCTGCAATTCTTTCCACGTCGGACGGATATTCTCGACAGCCTCTGCGGGTGATAAGTCGTCCAGTGGACGCCAAAGATCACGGCACCAGTCCGATGCGACGGTAAACCAATTGCAACTCGACACATGTCGGCCGTCGCGCCGAAAGTATTTGTCATATGTCCAGCGGTTTCCTGAAAAATCTACTCCCCAGTGCATGAGCTGCTTCTTGCTCAGATGCTCGGTTACGTCGAACATTTCAGGCAGCACGAGCGCATCCGAATCGATATAGATCGACCAGTCATCTTTGCGCTCTGCGGCAAGATAGAAAATTTGCAGCTTTTCATATGTAACCGGCCACTTGAGAAACTGGCGAGTGTCGATCACACAGAAGTCAGCATCGATCTTGTCTGCATACCTTTTCAGCAGCGGATACGTCAGTTCTGTGATCTCTGGCGCATAGCCATCGACATTGAGCGTATAGATTGTTTTGTTCAAAATGGTTTTTGGATCACTGCGACGTACAATCCGTTCCACCAGTCAGCCGGGTCTGTGTGGCACTTGCTATGCAGTGCCCAGTCTTTTACGACTTTGTATTGCAGTTGTGCAAATGCGCTGTGTGTTCCACGGCGAACTTCCGGAACATTCCAGTCGTCTACAATCGCTATGAAATCGTCAGATAGTGCTCGGTCAAAGTAGAGGAATGCTCGAAACTGATCTTCTTCCTGGTGGTTTCCGTCATAGAAGAAGACATTGATGGGCGCTATTGCTTCCGGTGCGACTTCCCAGACGTTCTGCTCGAGCAGCGCAAACCTGCACTCTTTGTAAAAGCGGTTCTGATTCTGTAGGAACTCCTGCTTTGGTCCACCGAACTGCGAGAAGTTGTCAATCGTGACGAACTGCCCGGGATTCTTATAACTCGCGGCCAGGATCGTGCTGCCCTTAAATGCTCCGACTTCCAGATAATTGCAGCCTTGGAAAGCGCAGATCTCGTTCAGCAAGATACGGATCTTGCGCGACGACATGCCCTCGACTTGGAAGATCTCTAGTGGCAGCGTCGAGCATTCCAACTTTGCAGCGGCGATTGCTTCGGCAGCGTGCGCTACGAGACTCATCGGGCCAAAACTTTTTTAGTTTTTATTGCTCATCGCAGCCAAAGCTAAGACGGCCGCCTTGAGCGCAGTCGCCTTCTGATCCTCTTCAGACTGGGCTGGTAGTGCTGGTTTCTTGTCTGGAGCGTTCGTGACTTGCGGTGGTTGCTGGCCAGCATGAATCATGTTTAATGGCTCAAGGTAATAATTTCCTGCTGGAATCGGCGTCATATTCTCCAGCCGTCGGATATCGTTGACACTCATCCAGCCCCATTGCCGCGCCACTGCGTAAGCAGAATATCGGCTCTGCATGTCGCCGCGGAGCAAGCCGGCCACGTTGTGCTCACAGAAATATTTCTTCCGGTCTGCTGGAATCACAAGTTGCCGGTTGATAGCCTGCTCCCAGAGTTCCAGCCACGGCATGAGCGTGTAGATCACAAATTCCAGCGACTGCATCTCGATATTGCTGAACGTCGCATGATCAAGATCCCCGATCATGTGGAGTGGCATCCGATAAATGCGCGCAATCTCTTCTGTCTGGTTCTTCCGGCTGTCGTTCGCTTGCGCTTTCTGCGGATCCACGCCGAGGACTTGGATTTTCATCCCTTCCTCAAGAACGGCCACTTCGTGGGCATGCTGATTCCCGCCATACAGCTTCTTCCAGCTATCTCGAATATTCTTCACGGCATCTGGTCCAAGCCGTGCCGGATGCTCGAGTGCGACACCAGGAATGGCCCCGTTCCCAAAGAACCGGGATGCATACTCTTCGAGTGCCATTGCCAGTCCAATCGAGTTCGCGAGCTGCGTAATCGGCGCAATGCCGTTGATTCCATCAAGCGAAAGAGTGCGAACGTGCAAGATATCCGTGGCAGCGTAGGTTTGCGTCTGATTTCCAACGTTGTACTGATAGACCAGATCCCCGCTTCCGTCTGCATTCTGGCGCCCGACACGCATCATGCGAGACTGCAATGGCCAGAGTGCGATCACTTGCCCCTTGGTATTGCGGGCAATCCGGCTGAAACAATTGCCCCACAATGCGAGCTGCGCCATCTGGGACATCCTAAAGTCCATCGCGGACATCTCCGGATTAGGAGTGTCATGCAAGATCTCATGGAGCGGGTGATCAGGTGCTGGTGCCGGTGATCCGTCTGCATCCCTGACATACATCCCGAAGGGCAGCCCAGATTCCGTCTCGGCTAGGATCTTTACGCATGCCCACACCGCGTTGACAGCAAGCGCATTGTCTGGGGTGACGGTTTTGCCCGAGTAGGTGGGCAGGCCAAACGTCCACGCTGACATCTGGCCACCTCCCAGCAGGTCAGACAGCCACGCGGCCGCCTTCGAGATGATTTTCATTTGTTGATAGCTTTGAGAACTGCGATTTTGTGGCAGATCTCTTGGTATTTGCGCTCTAACTCAGCCAATCGTGCGATCAGCTTGCGCTGATTGCGTAGTTCGCAGCGATGCATTTTAAAACAGGCTCAATGGATGCTTACGAGAAAGCTCTGCGCACAGCGCTCGCAGAGATCTATGCTGCGTACAACAAAGCCATGAAGTCTCGTAACCCTGATGACTTCACAGTGCTATTCGGCACAATCACTGTGCACAGCGTCATCACTGGCAGCAATCCGCTCAGCGCTGAACCAGTCGGCGTGATTCGCGGCTTAAGCCCTATCGAGTCGATTCGCAGAAAGCTCGACAGCTAAGCGCCCAGCAGGCCGCGACTCTCATAGATCGATGCCAGCTTCTGCTCGCGCAAGAGCGATCGCCCGCGCGCCATAATCGCAGCAATCGCAGGATCTATTTTGTTCTCGGGACGCTCTTTGCGAGGGTAGACGTTGTCTTTTGCATCAAAATGACCGACAACGTTCGAGAGAGCCCAACTCATCACAGGACAACCATCGTGCGCTACACGCTCAGCACGTATATCCTGCATCAGTGCCTCAGTTGCGGGACTCATAAAGCCGACGGTCTGCGGAAATTCGGTCAGTTTTTCCTGCGCAACACCAAGTTTTGACATTGCATTGAGCAACGTCAGCTTGTTATATGGGTCAAAAGCGACTTCCTGCACGTTGTATGTTGCCAAATCAGCCGCCAGATCCCGAACGATCACCTCAATATCGGTCACATTGCCGTCTGTAGTGGTGATTCGCTTCATCCGCGCCCAGCCCGAGTACTGCGAATTCCGCGATTCCTCCACTGTTTCCTCGGGAAGGTAGTATCGACCGAAAAAATACAGCTTCGCTTCGCGTTCGAACACCTTGACAGCGGCCGCAATGTCGTCCACAAAACCCAAGTCGATGCCGATCCAGCAAGGATCAGACTTGAAATCTTCCGGCTTCAGTTTTTGGTCGGCGCAACGATCCCAGGCGAGCATGTCGAACAATCCCGCATCGGCCGAAACCCAGACATTCAGGTGCTTCGTCAAGAATCCGCTGACCGCTGACGGCATCTGCAGCGCTTTCGCGGCTTTTCGCGCCAGATCATCAGGATTTACCGAGATTCCAAAATTCGGGTTGGCCTTGCGCCAGGACTCTTCAGATGTCCAGTCGTCGCCATCATCAATCGAATAAATGACCCCAAAATAAGAGTCATCCTCAGCTACGCGCTCGAGCAACTTGCAAACGTATCCACGCTGCTCGTAACAGATTCCGGCCCGGTTACTGCCGGCTGTTGTGATCGCCCAGATCAACGGCTGGCTGCGCGCGCCAGTCGCCGTCTCGATGACTTCCCAAACGTCGCGCGTCTTATGTGCGTGCAGCTCGTCCACAATCGCGCAGTGGATATTCAGACCGTCTAGCGTATGCGCATCCGCACTTAAAGCTTCAAATTTGCTGCTGGTTCTCTGAACGTTGATGTTGTGTGCGCCGACCGCTACACCGTAATGCTCCCGAAACTCCGCAGTCTTACGTGCCATTGCCTGCGCATCGGCAAAGACGATCTTTGCCTGGTCGCGGGTGGTCGCCGCCGAGTAGATATCGGCACCCTGTTCGCCATCGGCCGTCAACATATACAGTCCAACACCGGATGACATCGTGCTTTTTGACTGTTTGCGTGGGAGTTCTAGGTACGCAGTTTTGAAGCGACGTAATTTGGTTTCTTTATGAACCCACCCAAACGGAGTACCTACAACAAAATGCTGCCAAGGTTCAAAGGCTATCTGGCTTCCGCCCCACTTTCCTTTTATATGAGGTAACTGCCCGATGAAGCTGCAAATCTTATTTGCCTTAGCCTCATCGAATCGGTACTCCCAATCCTTTTGTCGATCAAGATCCCTAACCTGGCGTTGACACGCCAGCTTCGTCCATTTGCATGCCAGCGTCTTCCCAGAAAGTACGCTCTCGATATACTGGCGCGCCTGATATACAGGCGTCTGCCGTGCCGCCGAACTTATTCGATTTCCTGACGTTTTCAAAAGCCGACAGAATTTGCTAGAGCATCACGTTGATCAACGGTCTGCACGTGCCGTGGAATCTGGGTGTCGAGAGCGCAGTATTGTACGTGCTGCGCTCTCACATCAAGTTTATCCGGTCTCCAGCACTTTCCAATAGTTCTTCTTCAAGCGCAGCGAACTTGTTTCGCGGCTTTTCCTCTTCCGGCATCTGGATCTTGGCCCGTTCGCTGGGTGTCATGCCGAACTTGCCTGCTAGATTGCCCAGCAGAGCCATGCGCGAGGTCTGCATCTCATGACCGTTCGCCTGACTTACCACCAATTCTGCCCAAAGCAGGCAGTAAATCGTCAGTGGTCCACGATCAGCGTGGCTTAATGCCTTCGCGTACTTGCCGATGGTGCAGACACGCACCCACTCTTCGAGCGCTGGCCCCCCGAGAAACGCTGGCGGCTGCGGCAAGTCGCCGCCGAGGTCCATGTCGTTGCGCTTCGCGTGTCGATCTTTGCGTGCCGTACCTTGCAGCTTCAGCAGCTTGGTCGGCTTCGGTGGTCTGCCAGGCATTCAATTTGTCAAATTTTGATTTTGACCGTGGATGTAAAAAACTGCTGCGGCGGTTCTTCGAGACATCGAGCTAGGGATTTGATCCCGCCCTGCCTTCACGGATGGTCACCATGGTTGGCCAGCGGGTGCAGTGGTTAAAAATATTTTCAGTTAACGCTTTCGCGCAAGGTCTTTCGCGAATGACAGCTTTTGCAAAGCGGCTGAAGGTTTAGAGGATTCAATCGTTGGCCGCCAAAGGCAATTGGCTTAATGTGATCGACTTCGTTGGCAACAACTAACTTTCCTTCTGTTTTGCAGATTCTACAAAGCGGTTCGCTACCCAAGATTAGAGCTCGCAGCTTTCGCCATGTTGAATCGTAGCCTCGTTCGCTTGCGGTTCCTCGATTCTCGTCTTGCCTTTGATAATGCTCTCGCTGATGCTCTGGGCAATAGCCGCTTCGAACTCGTTTCCCGCAGCCAGTTTTAAGACAAGGTCGTAAAGGAGCAGTTGGCAATCAAGCTCCCAACCACTCACGATATGAAGCTATTCCGTTATAAACGTAGCGCTTCAGCGCCTGCAATCCTTCGCGAGCAGCGTGCGGATCGTGCAAAAGATGTCGCCCAACACGAGCAACACTCGAAACATCATCAACATCAGCATGGAAATAGTCAGGTAACCAGTCGATTGCTGAGCTAACAACGCTTGGAATGCCTTCTGCGATTCCGTCAGCCGTAACCATGTTGAAGCTTTCTGTGTAGCTCGGTTGCAGCAAAAGATGCATGTGGGCAATGGTGCGACGAAATGCTGGCAATCTTCCGAACGTCAGCTTGAAGCAAAACTCGTGGGAAACCCTACATTGCTATGACAACATACTGCGAACTTCGTTTCTGGATGATTGTGGGCAATTGTAGCCAGTTCAATCGTCGGTATCCAGGGAGCCGAAATAATCACGGCATCGTGCGGATTAGTCGCCAGATTCGTAGCCAGTTGGTGCGAGGTATTAAGTGCTTGAATATTCGCCTGAATTCCGCTTGCGCGAAGAACTTTCTGCGTTGAGATAGCAGCAATGCCCAAACCAATATGCGAAAGTCCCCGGCTGGCGCCGAAAAGTTTGTGGGCCAAAAGAACACGCTTAGCGGCGTGCTGTTGATTCATGTGGTGGCGCCAAAAAAGTTTTGAGCCTTCACTGAATTCAGCGAAGGCTCGTTTGGTTAGGAGCTTCGCTTTGCGCGTTTGGAGGTTACTAGTGTGGTGGGCTTGACTCGAAAAGTTTCTTTGCTTCTTGTGCGAGTTTCACCCAAAATTCTTTGTCTTCTGTGCGCAATGACTTCCATGGAAACACGCCTGGGTAGCAGCGCGTATAAAGAATTTCGGCCATCGCCAGCCAGTAGATCGTCATTGGATCTCTTTCAAGGCTTGCTTGTATCGATGCGAGTTTCCGATGTCGATCAGTATATCCAGGGTCCAAAAAATCCAAGCCAGCTCTGCGAAAACAATCAGAACCGCGGCAAAGAACGGATGGCTTTTCAGAACGCTCGACCAGATCACGTAGGTCTGCCAACAGTTCATGACAACCGCTGCCAACAGCATCAAAAGCTTCAGCATTTCTTAAGCAGCCAATCTGCTTCCTTGACGATAGTCACCCAGTAATTTTTTTCGGCCTGGTCTAGTTTATGGAAGTCTGAAGACTGCTTTCCATTCACGATCTGGAAAAGCAAGTTGGCCAGCGTGATCCAATGGGTAGCCATGCAAAATAATTCGGGATGTGAATCGCGCCGGCGCTCACATCCAAGGCGCCAGAAAATACACGCGCTGTATGCTCGCGTGGCGCAAGATCAATTAGGCTGCTGGTTGTGCCGGCTTGGCTGCTTGCACGGCCGCTACAGCCGAAAGAACTGCATCGGCTGAGCCAAGAATTACTGCTGTGATGGTCTGCGACTTGGGATTGTGAACGAACAAAGGAAGTACTGCGGGTGCCTCCTTCAAAAGTTCGGCAAGGATTGTTTCCAGGGTTTGCATTTCGGTTTGGTTATTACTCCGTTTGAAAATTGAGAACATTCAAGAAACCTTGCGATCCATCATGCTGCGAGCGAGCACGCCCAGCGAAAACACGATGACATCTTCCGCTTTTGGGACATGGCTCAAGAAAAAGCCGGCACCGATCAGCAGCAAAAGAAGACAAACAACGATGTGACCACCGCCAGTGTCAATTTTTTCGAGCATAAAAAAGCCCGCGCTTCAGAGACGTGGGCTTTAAGAGGGGCAATTCTGTATGACTACGAATGAGACTTACTGAATGAGTGCAGATGACAAGGTGAAAAGTCTCAAGTCAGCCAAGCAAACGCCTCGATGGCTACTGATCCGGTGTCTTCGCCCCACTCGAGAAATCGCGATTGATGTAAACCAGCTTGAGAGGCTGCTCGGCTGTTTTGTCTTTCAGCACAGTAATGACGTTTTCGCCGTTTCCGCTGCTGTTTGGCTTGACTTCCACGATCAGTCCATCTTCCACGCAAAACGTTGTCATGCACGCGCCCACCGCCGTTCGAAATAGAGTCATCTATTAAGTAGTCGGCTAGCGCTGCTTTCGCGTCTGCTCGGCATAGGATTTTTCACTGGAGATCTGTTCCTTGAGGAACTTCAGATCTGCGGCCGTCTCGGTCATTTGCCTGTTCTGTGCGTTGAGCTGCGTCTCGAATTGCACCAGGCGTACTTCAAGTCGTTTGGAAGATTCGATCAACGTCTGTTCATTGAAATACAGGCGGAATATAAAAAATAGGACAGTTCCGATCTTCCAGCTCACATCGAAGACTATTTTGAGATGCCGCGCATCGATGCCAAGTTGATAATGTGGCGAATCATCGAACATGGAACGGCCATAAGCGGCGCAGCCAGCGCCAGTGTGATTTTCGTTCTGGTGTGGGCTTCGCCGGCTTTGCCGGTTGCGCGAGTAGCGGATTTACGGTGACTGTTGGTGCGGTTACTGTAGCAGGTTTGGCAGGTTCTACATGCACAACTGGAACCGGCTGCGTTGCGGCTGCTTCCTGAATCGCTGCAGCGGCAGTAGTGATCGTTTTCTCTACGGCTTTTGCAGTGTATGTTTCGGCTGATTTGATGGCTTGCTTCTGATCCTGTGCGGATTGCTCAACCTGGACACGCACCTGCGTAAATCCTGCAGACAAACTCTTGCCCATTGCGGATTGGATAGTCAAAAACGTATCCGCTTTCCAGAGCAAAGAGTCTAATCTGGTTGTAAGAGCGCTTCGCAGTTCAGCCTCAGCCTGGAGGTTGGCAATTCTAATTTGGTGCACGTCTAAGGCGATCGATACCGACGCCAAAGAAACGAAGACCGAAGCGGCTACAGCCGCCCCCAAAAGAACTTCCTTGATGTGGGCGCGAAGGTCAGCGATTGTCACCCTCGTCTTGGTATCGGGCACAGTGCGGCAGGCGAATCTTATTTGCAGATTGCAAAACTGGACTGCACTAAAGCGCCGAACCAGCAGCGCAATAGCAAGTCTATTTGAGCGGGTGTTGCGGTAAAGCCGAGTGCTGCGTCGGCAGCGCGGTACGGCAACGGTTTATGCTGGATCAGTTTGTACGATCCGGCAATCGTTTCGCGCTTGGTGTACTTCGTCGCCAGGTTGCAGCGTAGCGGCTGGCGTGCGTCACCATAAAAATGCGCGGACAATACTTTGCCGCGGCGCCCTCGCCGCAGGATCACTTGATTCCGGTATTCCAGGACCAAAAGATGCTCTAGTAAGAGCGGCCGTCGACGGGAACCGTCCGGACCAAATGTTCTGATTCGCATTTATAGGAATGGGACAGAAAAGGCCATGCCCAGAGGATCTGAGCGGCGAGAGCTGGCGCACTTATTCGCGCACCGCGGGCCGCAGAATTTGAGACGCGCGGCGCACGTCTGGTCACAGGGGTTTTCTGTGGTTCACAAACCTAGTGGGTACAGTTATGTAGTTCTCTCTTTAGGAAAAATACTTTTAACGTG